TAAGAATATTCACTGAAAGGTCGAATCCTTTTGAACAATTTAGACAAGGTAACGATAACAAAACACCCATAATAAACGTTTGGTTTGACAATAGTAATTTTGATCAAAAAAAAGGAAATACTGTTGGACGACAAAACAGCGAATCCATTTTTAATATTGATTGTTATGGTTACGGAGAATCAACCGAATCCGGAAGCGGACATAATCCAGGTGACAAAGAAGCATCTTTGGAAGCCCAAAAGGCTTTAAGACTTGTAAGAAACATTCTGATGGCTTCTGAATACACCTATCTTGCTTTAAGGGGAACAGTGTGGCAAAGATGGATTCAATCAATTCAGACCTTTCAACCACCATCTGAAGGCCGGTCAGTAGAACAAATTGTTGGTGCTCGATTAGCTTTAAGAGTAAGTTTTAACGAATTTTCCCCACAGGTGACCCCACAAATTTTAGATTTATTATCAGTGAACATTAACAGAGCAGAAGACGGGCAAATTCTCGTTAATGCAGATTATGATTATACATAGGAGAACAAACCATGACTATTTCAAGCGCAGTTGATGCATCCGCAGTCGCAAGAGTTTTAGGTATTGCCACAAATTTTAAAAATTTGCGTGCTGGAAATATCAATAATTTACCACAAAGAGTTGCCTTAGTTGGTCAGGGTGCAACGGCATCAAGTTATTCTACAACAAAAAAACAAGTTTTCAGTGCGCTTGAAGTTGGTCAAACTTATGGTTTTGGCAGCCCTTTGCATTTGGCCGCATTACAACTTTTGCCTCTAAATGGGGATGGAATTGGATCAATTCCCCTTACTGTTTACCCTCTTGAAGATGATGGTTCTGGGGTGGCTTCTGACGGTGATATCACACCAGGGGGAAGCCCAACGGAAAATGCAAATTATCAAGTAAAAGTTAACAATATTCTTTCGGAAGCTTTCACAATTTCAGTTGGAGATACCGTTGCAGATATCTGTACAGCAATGACCGAAGCAATTAATGCTATTGTCGAAATGCCGATTATTGCAGTTGACGGAGCAACGCTTGTGACATTTACATCAAAATGGAAAGGTGCATCAGCTAACGATATTTATATTGAAATAGTTGGTTCAACAACTTCGGGGAATACATTCGCAATTACTCAGGCTAACAGCGGCGCAACTAATCCGGATGTTGATGATGCATTGAATCAGATTGGTGATGTGTGGGAAACAATGATTTTAAATTGCATGGAAATTGCGGATACAGCATCCCTAACAAAGTACAACACATTTGGCGAAGGCCGATGGGGTGCCCTAGTCCGAAAACCTTTGGTTGTTTTTACAGGCAATACGGAAACGACCGTTGCACTAGCAACTGCCGTGAGTTCAGCACGTACAACAGACCGAATAAATTCACAATTAGTGGCTCCAGGTTCTAATGATCTTCCATTTGTGGTTGCGGCAAGGCAATTGGCAAGAATCGTTGTTGTAGCCAACAATAATCCCCCAGCCGATTACGGAAGTCAAGACGCGTCAGGATTGACCCCAGGTCTTGATTCTTTACAGTGGTTATACAATCAACGTGATGCCGCCCTAAAGGCAGGATCATCCACTATTGAAGTAAAGGATGGGGTGATCAATATTTCTGATGTAGTGACCTTTTACGCGCCATCTGGAGATCCTTTACCGGCATATCGATACGTTGTTGATATCGTTAAAATTCAAAACATCATTTTTAATCTCAATTTGAGATTTGCAACAGCAGAATGGGATGGAGCACCATTAATTCCAGATGACCAACCAACTACAAATCCAACAGCAAAGAAGCCTAAAAATGCAAAGGCAGTTGCAGCTGAAATGATTGATGGGCTTGCTCTTGCGGCAATTATATCCGACCCGGAAACCGCAAAAGCATCTATTCAATCAGGGATAAACGGAAGTAATCCAAAAAGGTTGGATCTATCAATGACAGTTCAATTAAGTGGCAATTCAAACATCATTTCAATTGATTTAAATTTTGGTTTTTATTTTGGAACTGCCCCAGTGGTAGCATAAAGGAGCAATGAATTATGACAGCAATCGGTGGAAGCATTGAAAGCATCACTTTGTCAGGTAGAAATTTTGCCGTGGCAGCTGATGCAGAAGCTCAAAGAAAATTGGGTGGTTTTGAAAATGAAATTCAAGCAAATGGGGATGGTACAGCCAGGATTATAAAAACCCGGGTTCCATTATCTATTGATGGATTGACTCTTGAAACTGATGATGATAGAGGCGATCAAGAATTTTTGCAGGAACTAGCAAACGGCAATGATTTTTTTCCAATTGATATCACCTTTGCATCAGGTGCAATATATCAAGGGAGTGCTCAAATTGTTGGTGAAATGCAGACAAGCAGTCAAAATGCAACAACGGCGGTTTCTTTGATGGGACCTGGAATTTTGACCAAGCAATAAGAAGATTTAGGGCTGAAAACTTTCGTGCCGTGCGGGGTGCCCTTACCCCACCTATTTAGTTAGGAGCACGGCATTTTTTAAAATAAAGGGCAATAAAAATGGACTCAAAAATAGATTTAGAAACAGCCTCGAATGAGTTTGACAGATGGTCAGAATCTATGGATTTAGACCTAGATACTGATGAAATGGATTCTGAGGATCTGGCCGCGTTCAAAAAGCAAAAAAACAGAATTATAAAAGCCTTAATGAAGGGAAGCCTTGTTATAAATGATAATGGCGAGGCAGAATATACACCTTCTAACCCAAATTCCAGGCATAAAGAAACAATTGTTTTTCACGAAAGAACGGGTGCATCATTAATGGCCATGGATGGAAAAAAGAAAAACCATGATGTCGCCAAAACTTACGCGGTGCTTGCTGAAATGTGTAAAATTCCCCCTAGTGCTTTTGCTGGTTTGGTTGGTTTTGATGTCAAATTATGTGAAGCACTTTTTGCGCTTTTAATGGATTAGTCCGGAGCGGAGTAATTCGCAATGGAAATGAAGAAAAATTAAAAAACGGTATAAATAATTTTTATGTTATTTATACTGAAATGCTTCTTCAAATTACAAGGGATTACTCAGGACTGCCTGATGTTAGAACGCTCAAAGCGCATGAGATAGCCTTTTTTTATGAAGGATTGAAGGAAGAACTTAAAGAGCATACGAAAGGTAAATAATCATGTCGGGCCGTTTTTCAGTTGAAGCAGTTTTCAAAGCAGTTGATAAAATAACAGCACCCATTTCCCGTATGCAAAACAGGGTCACAAAAATGACCCGTTCAATGAATAGTGGCCTAAAAACTGTCAACCGTACCATAGATAAAACCATCAGTGGAATAAAAAGTGCTTCATTCACTGCCCTAAAATTTGGTGCCGTTGGGATTGGAGCAGTAACGGCGGCAGTGGGATTTATGGTGAAGGAGTTTTCCAAGGTTGAAAATGCCGTTGCGGCTTTTACACCTCTTTTAAAGGGTGCGAAAAAAGCAAAAGAATTAGTTGATGCATTGAACAAAACAGCCGCGACAACCCCATTTCAATTTGAAACATTATCATCAGCAGCAAAACAATTATTGCCCGTAATGAGGGGCGGAATATCCCAAGTTATTAAAACAATTAGGATGTTAGGTGATACAGCCGGGGGTAATGCTCAAAAACTCGATTCAATCACAAGGGGATTTACTAAAGCCATGTTAAAAGGCAAAGTTGATATGGAATCTTTGAATATGATTGCAGAAGCAGGGGTCCCAATATTTGGTGACTTGGCCGCAGTAATGGGGACTAAAGTAAATGCGGGGTTTTTTAAGATGATTTCTGCTGGTAAGGTGACAACATCAGCTTTGACTAAAGCTTTTGAAAGGATGACTCAAAAGGGAGGAATATTTTTCAGGGGTATGGAAATAGCTTCTGAAACATTGAGTGGTAAATGGTCAACCCTAAAGGATAATGTATCCTTAACCGCTGCAGCTTTTGGAAGTGTATTTGAATCGCCATTGAAAAAACTAATGAATAGAGTCATTGAGGTTGCTGGGAGAATTAGAGATTGGGCCGAAGCAAATAAGGAAATGCTTAAATTAAAATTTGCTGAAATGATGGAAAAAATAGTTTCAAAAATTCGAGTTTTTATTGACTATATAAAGGAACTGCACAAAGAAAAATCCTTCCTCGAAAGATTCAAGGAAGTTTTTCAAAAAATTGAAAGCGTGATTTCATTTTTAGTAAAACATAAAACTGGAATTCTTGCATTGGTAAGTTCACTTGTTGCATTAAGTGTCATTTTGAAAGTAGTTGCTGGAATATTAACTGTAATAAATATTATATCAGCCGCAAATCCGTATGTGCTAATTGCTCTTGGCGTGATAGCATTAATTTCTGCAATTGTATCCTTAATAAAATATTGGGAAAAATTAAATAAATGGGTTAAAATAGCAGTCATTTCTTTCGGAGTTCTTATGGGTCCAATTGGTTGGCTTATACTTGCCGCTGGAACTCTTATTAAAAATTGGGATCCAGTAATGAGATTTTTTAAAAAATTGTGGAGCATGATAAAAAAAGTCGCTAGTTTTACTGGTGATAAATTATCAGGCATATTAAAATTTATTCCAAAAATTGGTTTACAAAATCCTGAATTTGACCCAATGAAAAATGAATCTAAAAAGGAAAATCCAAAACCTCAAGTAGTTTCCCCCCAGGAAAGAACTGCCCGAAGCATAGAAGAAAAGCGAACAACCAGCACTTCTGAGGTTACAATCAAAGACGAAACTGGCCGAGCTCAAGTTACCAAGGGCAATTTTGGTCCTGGGTTATTTTTACAGCCATCAGGGGCTTTTTAATGCCTTGGAATGATCGAATAAAAGAGGCGGCATATACTTCCCCAAGTGGTACAAGGATCACATTTAATTATGAAGATGTGAGTAAATCAATCGAAAAGAAAACTTCCGCTTTTGAATTTCCGGACGCGAATGGAACCTATATCCAGGATTTAGGGCATACCGGGAGAAGATACCCCTTCCGCGCTATTTTTTGGGGCGATAATTATGACCTTGAATTAAATATTTTTGAAAATTTATTATTAGAAACCGGGCAGGGCGTGTTTGAACACCCAATTTATGGAACTATTGATGTCGTACCGTTTGGAGAAATAACCCGGAGAGATGATCTTAAAACAGCTTCTAATCAAGGTATAATTGAAGTCACCTTTTTTGAAACGATTGGGATCGTATATCCAATTTCACAAACCGAACCATCTAATGAAGTTTTAAATGCAGTTTTAGAATTTAATAATGCTGTTGCCAACGAATTCAACGAAAAAACGGATCTTGATACAACTGTTGAACAAAGCTTTTTTAAATCGAGATACCAAGCTGTTTTGGATTCAGCAAAAACAAATTTACAAAGTATTGCCGATACCGAAAAGGAAGTTGAAAAACAATTCAATTCAATTGTAGATTCCATTAATGGTGGCATTGATATTTTAGTTCGTGATCCATTAACCTTGGCATTCCAAACCAGCATTTTTATACAGTCCCCGGCAAGGGCGGCAACCGCAATTATAGATAGATTAACGGCATATGGAAATTTGATTGATGAACTAATTACTGGCGATGATGCTGTTTTAAGCCAAGGTTATAATTCAGTTAATTCAAATATTTTCCATAATAATGATTTATTTGCCATGTCCTATATTACAGGATCAATCATTTCATCTATAAATACAGAATTCAATTTAAAAACTGATGCAATATCGGCAGCTGAAACCATCATATCACAATTTGATAGTGTTGTTGCATGGAGGGATTTAAATTATACATCACTTTCTGAAATAGACACTGGAGAAGCTTACCAAAAATTACAAGAGGCAGTTGCTATTTTAGCCGGTTATTTAGTCCAATTATCTTTTTTCTTAAAACAGGAAAGAAATATCGTGATCGATCGACCAAGATCAATTATTGACCTGGTCGCTGAATTATATGGTGAAGTCGATGAACAACTAGATTTTTTCATTAATTCTAATGATTTGACCGGTAGTGAAATCATAGAATTGCCGGCCGGAAGAAAAATTGTTTATTATGTATAAAACGATTTTAGGCGATACTTTTGAGAAGATTTCCCGAAAATCATATGGTGTCGAGACTGAGGCAACACGAATAAAATCAGCAAATCCAGGGGTTTCCGAACCTCTTGTTGCTGGAATAAATTTAACAATCCCGAAAATACAAAGCTTTCCTCAAGATCGTTTAAGTACAACGGACTCGAATAATGATAATGAAGTTTCATTAATTTTGGAAGGTGAACAATTTAAGTATTGGGATAATCTTGAAATTTCAAGGTCGTTAGATGCAATGGATATTGTAAATTTTTCAGCCCCATTCGAATCTGAAAGGGAAGATTTTAAGGTTAAATTCAAACCTTTATCATATAAAGACACGTCAATTTTGGTTGGTGGTATACCCCTATTTACTGGAACTATGATTTCAGTTTTGCCATCTTTGGAACCTACACAAAAAAAAATCAATATCGGGTGTTATTCCTTACCTGGTGTTTTATATGATTGCACTGCCTCAAGTTCTTCATTCCCAATCGAATTCAATAAACAAGGTCTTATTGAGATTTCCCAAAGCTTATGTGATCCCTTCGGTATTGATGTTCAATTTGATAGTGACCAGGGAGCAATATTTGATCGGGTAGCGTGCAAACCATCACAAAATATTATGGATTTCCTATCTGATCTAGCAAAGCAAAGGGGGCTGTTAATTTCGGCGACTGAGGAAGGAAAATTAAAATTTTATGAACCAATTTCAGATGGAACCCCTGTTGCAGTATTATCACAAGGATCAAGTCCATTGATAAATGTAAATCCTCCTATAATTGATTCGCAAAAATATTATAGTCAAATCACTGGAATTGAAAGCACAAAAACAGGTTCAAAGGGCTCAAAATATACCGTCAAAAATAGTTTTTTGGATAAGGTACGACCATTAACATTTATGGTTCAAAGTACAACCAAGGCCGATGTCAAAAAAGCAGTTGATGCAAAAATTGGCCGAATGTTTGCAAATGTAATTTCATACGAAATTGAGGTTTCGACATGGAGGGATCGATCTGGAAAATTATGGAAGCCGAATACACTGATCGATTTAATTGCACCTGATGCGATGGTTTATGAAAACTATACCTTTTTAATTAGATCGGTGAAATTTTCTAGATCATCAAGAGAAGAAACCGCACAATTAACATTAACCCTTCCGGGCGCGTTTAATGGATCCATTCCAACGAGGTTGCCATGGGAATAATAGCGAAAGTTTTATCTTTTACTAGGCTAAAAAAAGGCAATGATAATGTTTCTGATGTTAAAGCGGATCCCGGAGGCGGTGCCAATCTTACAGGTGAACATTTTAGTAGTCCTGGGGATGATTCATTTCCACTAGAAAGCGATTTAGTTTTTTTAGTTGATACCCTTGGTAATGGAAATATAAATGCCGTTGGATATCTTGATCCTTTAAATCAGCCTAAAGCAAATTTAGGTGAAAAAAGAATTTATGCAAGGAAAAGTGATGGTTCAATTGCTTGTGAAATTTGGCTTAAAAACGATGGCTCGATTGTTGTTAATAATGGATTCGGAAAGATTACCATGGAATCATCTGGGGATATTAATTTGAATGGTGCAATTATTGATACTAATGGTAAAATAACGGCCCCTAAAATAGAGGCTGAAACTTCCTTAAAAGTTGCATCTTCAGAATTATTGGGTCATGTTCATGGAGGGGTTTCCCCAGGATCATCATCAACATTGCCATTAATTTAAAAACAGTAAAAGTTAACATGTGGGGAAAAAATGACAAAACAGGATGAATTGGAAGGCAGAGTGATTCGAATCGAAGCAAAAACAGAAAGAACCGAACAGGATATTCAAAAGATCTTTAAATCTTTGGAAAAATTACCATTCTGGATTTTAGGAAGCATGTCAATTCCAACTCTTGGAATTGCTTATCAGATCATAACAAATTTAGCTAGTAAATAAAAATGTGTGCGATGAAAAACCAAAATGGCGACGTTTTACTTTATCAAACAAATGATAATGGTGAAATAAACGTCAAAAATGGTATCATTGAGATGTCCGGGGGATTAGAAACTTCGGCATATTTATCTTTGTTTGGAGGGAATGAAGACGATAATGGCCAAAAAGATAACCCCTATAATTGGTGGGGTAATATTGGAGAAACCGAAACTGAAAAACAATATCGAAGTAAATTACAAAATCTGATTCAAAGCTTGCCTCCAACCTCTAAAAACCTGGTAAGATTAGAAGAAGCTGCTTTGAGCGATTTAAATTGGATGTTAATAAAAGGGGTGGCCACAGATATTTCTGTTTTTGCTTCAATTCCTAGCGTTAACAAGGTTAATTTAAGTATTTTAATAACAACTGAAAGTGGAAAAGAAGATTTTAAATTTGAAACCAATTGGAAAGCATCGGCCTAATGGCACTTGATAATCAAACCACACAAGAAATTAATAATATAATCATTTCCCAGCTTGAATCTTCATTGGGTCAGACTATACCAATTTTGCCAAAAGCTTTTATTAGGGTTTTGTCTAAGGTTTTGGGGGGCGTTTTTGTAATTCTTTATAAATATGGTGGTTGGATGTTTTTGCAAATATTTGTCAAAACGGCAAGTATTAATGAAACCGTGATAAATGGAATTACCGTAGCACCTCTAATTGCCTGGGGAAGATTAATTGGTGTTGGTGACCCGGTGAAAGCAACAAATGCTGAACTTGAAATTCAAATTACAGTTGAAAATCAGGTTGGAACTTTACAATCAAATTCCCAATTAGTTAATTCAGATAATGGCGTAACTTATATCACAATTGGCGATGTGCTATTGAATGCCCCAACCGTTACTGCAACCATTAAAGCCGTATCTGATCAAAGCGATGGAGGCGGCGCCGGTTCAATTGGCAATCTTGAGATAGGGGATACAGTAACCTTTGCAAACCCTTTACCAAATGTTTCCCGCGATACCGTTGTAACAAGTCAATTAGTCACGGCTTCTGACGCTGAAACACCCGATGAATACAGGCAACGAGTTATCGACCGATTTCAAAAAAGGCCCCAAGGGGGGGCTTATGCAGATTATGAAATTTGGGGTGAAGAACCTGTTGGGATTATTAATGTTTACCCTTACACGGGCTCACCTGGGATTGTCAACGTTTATGCAGAAGCTACGCCAGAGAGTTCTGGCGATCCAGATGGATATCCGACAACAGCACAATTGCAGGAAGTTTCTGATTCCATAGAATTTGATTTAAATGGATTAGCAAGCAGAAGGCCCGCAAATTCTTTTGTGAACGTTCTTTCTATAACGAGGGTACAATTTAATATCGAAATATTTGGATTAAATGTTGATGATGAGGCGACGGTAAAATCAAACATCCAAGCAGGATTGGAAGAATATTTTTTGAATGCGGAACCCTATATTCCAGGACTTTCCATTCTCCCTAGAAAAGATATTATTACCAGTGCTGGAGTTGCCAGCGTTATAATTGATATCGTTTCAAGTGCAGGTGGTGTTTTTAGTTCAGTACAAATAACCAAGGACGGCGATACTATTCCATCAACCATTTATGCCTTGGATGAAGGCGAAAAAGCGAAAGTTGGAACAATAACTTATGCATAAAAATCCAATATTATCAACATTAAAAAGTATTTTTTAGGTAAATAATTATGACTACATGGAATCAGGAAAATTTTACTTCAAAGCCGTGGCTTTTTTCTCAGGTTAGAAGCGGGGATACTTTTCTAGGTGGTTCAATAGCCTCTTATGAAGAAGATACGATAAGATTCGCCGGACTTTCTAATTTAAAATTCTACGGCACAAATACCAATAATTGCATTTTGCCTGCATCATCTAAAGTTCACGATGTTAGCTCTGTAAAAGCATCTTATGAAGATATCGACCCAAAAGATCCATCAAAAGGGAAAAGACAAGTTCAATTTAAAGGCAAAAGAGAACATACACCGATGAACCTTCGAGAGCGCGATGAGATTCTTTCTGATGACAACCTAAAAGACAGACTGTTTTTTCTTCGTTATAAAAAAGAAATAATTGAATCAAGGGCTAGGATGAAAAAGTTCCCTATACCTCCAAAGCTGGTTAGATAATGACTACTTTTTATGCAGATTTTGACCTTACCACAGGGGCTAATGATGGGTCAAGTGCCTCAGATGCGTTCCAGTCTGAGCAAGATATTTATGATGCCATGTTTGCAGGATCTGTTGTTGGCAGTGACCTTGTAATTTGTTGCAATACAGATACACTTGGGTCCACTCCTACGATTGCTAAAAATATCGATCCAGTGAATCCGGTAATTTTTGAAGGCAGAAATTCATCATTTGTCGACGATGGCACCAGGGCAGTCGTTGATTGTGGATCTAGCTATAATGCTCTGTTATGTACTGCAACATCAGGTGGAATTATTTATAAAAATTTCGAGTTTAAAAACAGCTCTGGAAATATGTTTGATGAGAGTGCGGGCTCATTAGCGAATCTTGAATTTATTAATTGCATTTTCACGAACGCCGGAAATAATATTTTTGACCAATTGGATAATATAAAGGTTAGTAATTGTTATATATCTGGAACAACAGGTCGTGATTTCAGCGTATGTATAGGGGTTCAGATAGATAATTCATTCTTCATATCGGGCTATGCCTGCTTATTCCAGTGTCAAAGATACTGCATTACTAATACCATAGTACATGACTATTCTATTGGTGACTGGAATACGGATGCGTTAGCTGTGAAAGTGAATGTCATTTATGATACAATGAGCTTACATGGAGTATACGCAAACAACCTTCAAAATTTTAATGTAAGTGTGCGGTTAACAAATATGACGGGTAACGGGATAACCTGTCCCAGTAGCTCAGACGGGTCTTCTTACTCTGGATGTTTCTTTTATAATCCGAGCGGTACAGATTTAGCAGGCGCAGATTTGGGCAATTTACGAGATTTAGGGAACAATCGATTAACTGGAGATAACACAAGCGATGGATACGTTAACCTTGTCGCCCATGATTTTAGAGTTATTATAGGCGGGGAAGGTGTAGGGGTCTTAACGCCAGCTGGACTTGAGGAAGAAACTACTAACATTTTTGCCTTGACGGCAGGAATACCCCCTGAATACGCCGCCTCCGGTGGAGGATTA